AACAAAATGACTACTGCAACTTATCGTGGATGTCAGTATAATACTGATGTTCCAAAAGAAGAATACCGTCAATGGTATTCGGAAACCCATTCTCCAGCACATGCAACAAACACATATCGTGGAGTTGCCTATCGCCCATGTAAAAATTCGGAGGTAGCAAAATGAACTGGTTGAATGTTATTCGTAGACAAATTCAAAAACAAAAGAAACTCCAAGAAGCCCAATATCATATGGCAACTCTTGGATGATTGATCGGGGGAATTGACTTCCCCCTTTTTTATTGGTATAATTAGTACAGGAGGTAACATCAAATGCGTTACAAGGAAACAATTCGTCTGGTCAAGAAAGCACTAGAACAACCTTGGAAATACTCTGATGCTGAACTTTTGTATATGAGGAAAGCTTTAGATGATGCCATCTTAGGATTAGCAACAAAGAAATTTAACAAGAAAAAGAAAAAAGGATTTGGTTACAATGACAGTGAAATTGATTAGTGTGACGCCAGATGCAGAACAAACAATGGCATATGTTGCTAGGGTTTCTAATCCAGCAAATCAAGATAATGAAAACTATGCAGGCTTGTTACGTTATTGTATTAAGCACAATCATTGGTCTGTATTTGAGCAGGCATTTATGACACTTGAGATTGAAACCAATCGTGGTATTGCAGCACAAATTCTGCGTCACCGTTCGTTTACGTATCAAGAGTTTTCTCAACGTTATGCAGACACTAATCTTTTAGCGACTGAAATTCCAATTCCAGAACTTCGCCGTCAAGATACCAAGAACCGTCAGAATTCTATTGACGATTTGGAGGAAGACAAAGTTTTTGTGATGAATAAAATGATCCAAGATCTATTCAAAGATGCACAAGACGTTTATAATTTCCTTCTAAGTCAAGGTGTTGCTAAAGAATGTGCTCGCTTTGTTCTTCCTCTTGCAACTCCTACACGCATTTATATGTCTGGTAGTGTTCGTTCTTGGATACACTATATCAATCTTCGTTCTGCAAATGGAACTCAGAAAGAGCATATGGATATTGCAAACGAATGTAAGAAAGTATTTGTAGAACAGTTTCCTGTGGTATCTGAAGCACTTGAATGGGCATGAAAGTTCTTGGAATAAATCTTGCAAAGAATGGATCAATTGCAATCATTAATAATGGTGAATTAGAATTCTATCTTGAAGAAGAAAGAGTTACTAGAAAAAAGCGTGATGTTGGTGCTTATGCTTTGTGTGAAAAGTATGTAGACGATACAATTGATGTTGCAGTTTATTCTGATTGCTTTACAAAATACAACATAAATTATAATCTTGAAAAACGATCCTATAAAAAAAAGTTAGATCAACTTTTATACTCTAAAGGAGTAAAAAAGATTTTAGATTTTTCTACTAGACATCATGAATGTCATGCAGCATCTGCTTTTTATGGATCTGGATTTGATGATGCTGTTTGTGTTGTGATGGATGGCAAAGGATCTGTTCTTAAAAAGAATAGTATATCTTTTTGCGAAATAGAAAGTATTTACAATGTTGTAGATGGAGAATTTATTCCTCTATTTAAACATTATTCTTGTTTTTATAATCGGTCTTTGTGTGAAAAGGTTGAAGAACCTTTTTGGGATGGCATTAATTTATTCAGTAATAGAGTAAGTCTTGGGCAAGCATTTAGATGTGTTTCTGCATACTGTGGATTTGATGAACTTGAAGCAGGAAAAACAATGGGGTTATCTGCGTATGGTTCTGGCGTAGTTAATCTTTTTAATGAAGAGTGTGGTCATAGTTTTTGTAGTAAAGATATTCATCCTAGAGATGATAATGGATGGACAAAATATTATGGCAAAGAAACTGCAAAAGAAGATCTAGCATATAATCTTCAAAAGTCTGCAGAAAATCATACACTATACATGATTAAAAAGGCAGTAGAACTTTCTGGTAAGAAAAATGTAGTTGTATCTGGTGGTTTCTTTTTGAATTGTGTTTCTAATTATAATGTGCTAAAATCATTGGATATAAATTTATACGCTGATCCATTGTCTTATGATGGTGGACATGCATTTGGATCTGCAATGTTAGTTTCGGATGAAAAAACATCTATGAAAACATTATACTTAGGACCAAGTTACGATCTTTCTCATATTGAAGGTTTAGATACCACATATGATCAGGTTGCTAGTCTTATTAGCAACAAAAATATTGTCGCTATCTTTCAAGGAAGATCTGAAGCTGGTCCTAGAGCATTAGGAAATAGATCTATTTTATATGACCCTAGAGATCCAAATGGAAAGGATCATGTTAATACGATTAAAAGGCGTGAAGCGTTCAGACCTTTTGCAGGGACGATTTTAAAAGAATACGCTAATCAATGGTTTGATATGGCAGGACTAGAAGAAAGTCCATTTATGATGTATGCTGTAGATGCATATATTGAAACTGCACCATTTATTCCTGCAATATTGCACGTAGATAAGACCTGCAGAATTCAAACAGTCACAAAGGAACAGAATGAGCATTATTATAATTTAATCAGTGCTTTTTATGAAAAAACTAATGTTCCTATTCTGTTTAATACATCATTCAATCTTGCTGGAGAACCATTAGTAGAAACTCCAGAAGATGCTTTAAGAACATTTCACAATAGTGATATTAAGTATCTTTATTTTCCTGAAGTACAAAAGTTAATCGTAAAATGAATATTTTAGGAATAAATCTTTCTAATAATGGATCTATTTGTCTATTGAAAGATGGGCAAATAGATTTTTATTTGGAAGCAGAACGTATAACAAGAAAAAAATATGATTATGCTGTTAAGGATCTAGTAAATTATGTCGCTGATGTGGATGTTATCGCAACAGTTGATGCTCATTGGGTTCTTCCTGAGAAGAATATGATTACCGCTAGGGATATCGCAAGATTTAAACGGTCATTCCCTAGCGCCAAACATATTGATTACAGAAAGTCACACCATCTTACTCATGCTGCATGTGGGTTTTATAATTCTGGATTTGATGAAGCTGTCTGTATTGTTGTAGACAGTAATGGATCTAATGTTGCTGATAAATTGGAAATTGAATCTATTTTTCATGCCAAGACCAGCAATAGATTTCATTGGAAAATAGTTCACAAAAAATATTGGGAAAATTCTGAGCATGGCATTGGTAAAATGTTTGAAGATGTATCAAAGTTTTGTGGATTTGGACCAGATGAAGCTGGAAAAGTTATGGGATTATCTGCATATGGATTTAATAAAGTCGATCTAAATGATCTTGTACAGAAGTCTAAAGAAGATGCTGCATACACAATTCAAACGCTTTGGGAAGACCGTGCATTAGAACTTGTACAGATTGCACTAAAGAAAACTAAATGTAAGAATATTGTTTTGTCTGGAGGATGTTTTTTGAACTGTGTCGTTAACTATAATCTTCGCAAAAAATTGCCAGAAGATGTTAAAATGTATGTTGAACCAATTGCACATGACGGTGGAACTTCTATAGGAGCTGCGTACCTTGCCTATCACAATCCCAAAATTAAAAATTCTTGATGTTAGCGCAACGATTGGTTGCAATTTAAGTTGTAAAGGATGTAATCACTTTAGCAATTACTTTGCTCCTGGAAGCAAATTAGATACGGATAAACTTATCGAAGATATCCATGTAATTTTACCTAGGATAGATGTAGAACGTGTCTCAGTTATTGGTGGGGAACCTTTACTCAATCCACGTTGTAGAGACATCTTACACGCTTGTCTAGAGCACAAAGAGACAGTGTATCTTTACACTAATGGTATTCTTCTTAATGAAGAAAATAGAAAATGGATTGAAGAAGATTTAGAAAAATATCCTGGAATGTCTCTACGGGTTAGTGTTCATACTCCAGAAGTTATTGATAATATCAATAAGGTAAAAAGTTCTAAGGTTCTTGTTACAGAACATCATGATGGAAAAGATCGTTGGTTTAATTCTATTAAACAGAGCAATGGAAAAGTTTATCCATATGGGCACAATAATATCAAACAAAGTTTTGAGATGTGTTCTTGCTCCAATACACAATTATACAACGGCAAACTTTGGAAATGCCCTAATGCAGCATTCTTAAAGGAACTTCTTTATGTCACTGAACAACTAGAGGATGACTGTTGGAAACCTTTTCTTGGAGATGGACTACCAGTTGACTGTAGTGATGAAGATCTGGTAAAATTCTGTGATAACTCTAGTAAACCAGAACAAATATGTAACATGTGTACTGCTAGACCGTTAAAGTTTAGTGCAGCATTACAAATTAACAACCATAAAAAAATTATTACAACCCAATAAATATTTACGAATTGAAATAACTATGCCCATTTATCCTGTTAAACATTTAGAAACTGGGGAAACACAGGAACTTGTTATGTCTGTCGCTGATTATGATCAGTGGAGAAAAGATAATCCCGAATGGGATAAAGATTGGTCTGCTGGTGTCGCTTCTGCCGTGAGTGCCGTAGGTGACGTTTATAGTAGAACTGATGGGGGATGGAATGAAATCCTTCACAAAGTCAGCAAGATGCCTGGTTCAAAAGTAAAGCCTCAGAAAACAACGCACTTCTAATATGTCCTCAAGGAAAAAAAGAACTTCTTCCCAAGTCGGAGCTGGATTATCAGCAAAGCAAATGCAAAGAAAAAAACCTTTCAATGTCGATATGATGGTCGATATTGAGCCTTTGACAGAAAACCAAACAAAAGTTTTTGACGCTTATAAAGAAGATAAAAATCTTTTTGTTTACGGAGCAGCAGGAACAGGTAAAACATTTATTACCATGTACCTTGCGTTGAAAGAAGTCCTCAATCCTTTGACACCTTACAACAGAGTTGTGGTTGTAAGATCATTAGTTGCTACAAGAGAAATTGGTTTCCTTCCAGGAGATCATGAAGATAAATCTTCACTTTACCAAATTCCTTACAAGAATATGGTAAAGTATATGTTTGAGTTACCTACAGACAATGACTTTGAAATGCTGTGGGGAAATCTTAAGACACAAGAAAGTGTAAAGTTCTGGTCTACAAGTTTCATCCGTGGAACTACACTAGATGATTGTATTATCATCGTCGATGAATGTCAGAACTTGAATTTTCACGAATTAGATAGTATAATTACTAGAGTTGGTGAAAATTGTAAGATCCATTTCTGTGGTGATGCATCGCAGTCTGACCTTATCAAAACCAATGAACGAAATGGTATTCTAGATTTTATGAAAATTATTCAAGCGATGCCTGAATTTGAAAGTGTCGAATTCGGCGTTGAGGATATCGTAAGATCTGGACTTGTCAAGAGTTACATTCTAAACAAAATTAATTTGGGTCTTTGATGTTTCAACACGTTGATATTGAGTTTCCCGCACTGAAACGGGAAACAATTGATGGAGTTCGTTATTATACTGTGGAGGGTAGACCGATGGTATCTATTACCTCGGTCACCTCCCATTATAATAAAGATATCTTTGTAAAATGGCGAGCGAAAGTTGGCGAAGAAGAAGCGAACCGCATTTCTAAACGCTCCACTGATCGTGGTACGAAAGTACACACTTGCATAGAAAATTTTCTTTGGAATAAGGATATTCCCGATACAGATCCTTTACCAAAGATGCTATTTACTCAGGCAAAAAAAATTCTTGGTAACATAAATAATATTTACGCTCTTGAGAAATCTTTATACAGTAAAGAGCTAGGTGTAGCAGGAACAGTAGATTGTATTGCTGAATATACAGGAGAAACTGGTGTTCCAGAACTTGCAATCATTGACTTTAAGACTGCAGAAAAACCAAAACCAAAACAATGGATCGAAAATTATTTCGTACAAGCAGCAGCGTATGCTTGTATGTTTTATGAAATGACTGAGATACCAGTAAAGAAACTTGTCATCATTATGACGTGTGAAAACGGTGAAGTTGAAGTTTATGAAGAGTATGATAAGAAACAGTATATGGGAAAACTAGTTAAGTACATTCAAAAATTTGTGGAGGACAAATTAAATGACTACAAAAAGTGAAATCAAATCAATCATAAAAAGCAAATTCCTATGTCAAGATAAGTTTACTAATGATATTGAGAATATTGTGAAAGATAATAAAGATATGAACTACATTGAAGCAATTTGTTTTTATTGTGAGCAAAACAATATTGAAATTGAATCTATTGTAAAACTTATCTCAAAACCACTAAAAGAAAAACTAAAGTGGAATGCAACTAACCTAAATTATCTGAAGAGAACTTCTAAAGCGAAATTTTTTATCTAATGGATAACGAACTGAAGGCAAAGGTTGATTATGTTAGAAAACTAAAGGGATTTTGGGTAGATAATTTTAAACAAATAACTCCTGAACAAATTGCTGCCTTAGAAAAAGAAAGACCAACCACAAGACTTCTTAGTATTCACACTATGAATGGTTGTAATCTTTCTTGTAGAGGTTGTAATCATAACAGTAGTTTACTTTCAGGAAAAAGTTCAGTAGATATTGATCAATTAATAAAAGATATTGAAAATATTCTTCCAAAAATTTATGTTTGGAGTCATGTTAGTATTATTGGTGGCGAACCATTATTAGAACCAAGGACAAAAGAAGTTACAAGAATAGTCAGAGAACTTTGCTATGGCGAACGTGGATCACATCCTTGTAATGTAAAGTTATTCAGCAATGGTTCTAGACTTCTTCAAGAGAAAGAATGGATTGCCGATGAAATGTTAAAAGGTGTTATTTTTAGACTTACATTTCATCGTCCTTCGTATACTCAAGCAGGAAAAAAAGACTGGGAAAATGCATATGAGTTTACTCATTATTTGATTGAACGTGGAGTTGATATTGACAATACTTTTGAATTGAGTGAAGCATATTTACAAGCAGATAATACTCCAAGAGTTTGGTTTGATCTTGTAAAATATCAGTTTAATGATGATGGATCGATAAAATATTATCCTCATGAAGACAATGATCCAGATTCTAGTTTTAAATATTGTACTTGTGCTAATGCTCAACTTTATAATGGACACCTATGGAAATGTCCAATGGTAGCATATCTAAGAGAATCTTTAGCAGCTACAGATCAGTTGAAAGATCCAGAGTGGCAAAAGTATCTTGGTTATAATCCAACTAGCATTAATGATACTGATGAAGCACTTAGAAATTCTTTTAAGGAAGTTGTAGAACCAGGTTGGATTTGTAACATGTGTCCAAGCAGACCAAAAGTTGAATATGCTGCTAAAATACAGTTAAAGGGACAGAAGAAGACAGTTGAAATGTTCAATCCCAAAAATTATGAACCCGTTTGATACTTACAAACAGTATCTTGCATTTAAACAGCATTTCACAAGAAAAAATTACGATTACTTTAGATATGCTGGTAAGTCTAGAGCAAGTTTGAATTCTTTTTATAAGAGAAAAGACAGATACTTCTTTGAAAAAATGTCAAGGAAGTATAATGATGATGAAATTAAAGCATTCTTTGTTGCTAATTTTGTAGCATGTGATAATCCAGATGCATTGTGGATTGGTGAAATTATTCGGTCTGGTGAAAGTGTTTATTCATCTTGGCAAAGACGGCAACAAAGTTTGTTCTACCAGTTCAAGCAGCAAGCGGAGGATATGTTGTCTGAATACAGCCTAGAGGAATTGTTTGATACTTCAAAACAACATCCACCAATTTTAAAAAATTTCCTGAGCGGGAATATTAGTATAGAAACTCTTACTATCTTTGATAAAATATTCCTCTTTGGGAATAATCTGGACAAGAAACTTACTGACCCAATTTGGGAAGCGATCAGCTTGAAACTAAAGAAGTATGCACCGTTTCTAAATATTGATACCAGCAAATATAAACAATATTTGAGGGAAAGATTAACGGAGAAGACGCATGGGTAAGTTTTTTCAGTCTGAGATTATCCGTGAAGAGATGGAAGACATCTTTAGAATTCAAAAAGAATTATACGAAGTCATCATTCAGTTCAGTTCATTTAGTGATAAAGAAAAGAACGAACATATTGAAAAACTAAAAACTCTTTTAGATAAACAAGAAGTAATGTGGACAAGACTTTCATTGTCTGATGATCCAGAAGCGTTAGAAATGAAAGAAAAAATTAAGATCACATCAGCAGCAATGGGATTTAAAGATGTTGATATGTCAATCATCTTTAACAATATGAGAAGAACACTTGAAGGATTGCAAAAACGTCTTGACACACCCTAAATACCGTGTTATGATGTGACAGGTGATTTCAATCCACCCAATCCAACGAATACAAAAATCCTATGTCTTTCGCAGATCTAAAGAAACAGTCTCGCCTTGGCAGTTTGACTTCTAAACTGACAACAGAGATCGAAAAAATGAATAAGAGCACCACGGGCGGTGCTGATGATCGTGTATGGAAACCAGAAGTAGATAAAGCAGGAAACGGTTATGCAGTGATCCGTTTTCTACCTGCACCGCAAGGTGAAGAGTTGCCTTGGGCAAAAGTGTGGTCTCATGCTTTCCAAGGTCCTGGAGGTTGGTATATTGAGAACAGTCTGACCACGCTTGGTGGTAAAGATCCTGTTTCGGAGCACAATCGCATTCTCTGGAACAGTGGTAGTGAAGTAGATAAAGAGCAAGCACGTAAGCAGAAGCGTAAACTGACTTACATCAGTAACATCTATATTGTAAAGGATCCTGCTAATCCTCAGAACGAAGGTAAAGTCTTTCTGTTCAAGTTTGGCAAGAAAATCTTTGATAAGATTACTGCTGCCATGCAACCTGAATATGAAGATGAGCAAGCGATTGATCCGTTTGACTTCTGGCAAGGTGCTAACTTCAAGATGAAGATCAAGAACGTTGCTGGTTATCGTAACTACGACAGTTCTGAGTTTGCATCTCCTGAACCGCTTCTGGATGATGATGATGCACTGGAAGCAATCTGGAAGAAACAGTATTCTCTTGAGGAGTTTACTCGTCCTGATCAGTTCAAGTCTTACGAAGAACTGGAGAAGCGTATGAACAGTGTTCTAAATCCTAACGCTTCTAGTCGTCGTGTTGATCCTGATACGTTCGATGAGGAAGAAGAGGTTGTAATGAAGTCTCGTCAACAGATCAAGGAAGAAGAGCGTGTTGTGAAGTCTTCTCCTGCTCCTGCAGCAGATGATGATGACGATGATGCACTGTCATACTTCCAGCGACTTGCCGAGGAGTGATTTCAAAATCGACTTTTAATTCCAAAAAAGTCGAGGAAAAAATTCCGCCAAAAAATTGCAAAATAGGTTTTTTGGGAGTTAACGTGGGGATAAAATCCTCAAGTTAGCTCCCTTTTTAGTGCGTCTATCAATATATTGAGAACTATCGGTATAAGTCATGATTTCACGCATATCGTCAATTACGGTTTGAATGTAATTTTGCCTTAAAACGTAAATTGTGCGTTTTTCATCATTTTTCAAAACTTCGTAATCGTAATTACTGACTGAAGTTACAATACTTGCACCAGAAAGCACTTTATAAGTGCCGAAATTAGAATATTTGAATTGGAAATTTGCATCAACAGTTAATCCTGCTTGCAAGAGAAGATTTCCTTCACTGTCACGAACTTCTTTTGTCTCATAATGATGAATTTCTTGCAAAAGTTCAGAACCATACTTATTCATCAAATAATTGTTCAAATCTGCTTGTGACATTGGCCATTCTTCCCTAACATTAATGATATTGTTAGAAATAAGAACAATCCAGTCTAATTGAGGGTTGTTGTATAATGTTTGTGCTACATTATCTGGACGATTATCACCAACTATAGAGTATTTGTCAAAAACTACAGCATTTTGGAAAAAATCATCCCTAATTTTAGCACGCTTGAATAGATTTTTCACACGAACATAATCGTAACTGGAATTACGATTGTCCGTGAATGATGGTAGCAATAGGTCTGGGAAAAGATCGAAATATGACATTTTAGAAACCTATTTCATCAAATACAATTTTATCACCAGCAACTCCACCCAAAGCATCTTGGACGCTAGGATCATCATCTTTGAAGTAATCTTGTTCAAAGATTGGAGTTAATTCTGTGAATGATAGTGTCATATTTGTTCTGACTGGCATTGATACTGCATCTGCATCTTCATATGACTGATAAACACCTTCTGGGGTATAATTTAATTCACACGCAGTCAAAGCACATATTTTAAATCTATTTAATCCCTTTATATTTTTATCACCAGTTCCTTTATATGAAATTCTGAAAACATTTGGTGATCCTATTAGGATTGTAGTAGTTTCAAATCGTTTTGCTGCCATCCCCTGCCTAAAAAATCTCATTACTCGTCTAGCTGCTGTAGCATCATCGCTGCTATTTGGAGCAAATTCAAAGGTAAACGAGAAAGATCTTAATTTGGGACCATTAAATAGGAGTTCAAGATTTGGGTTTATTGTTGTTCCAGTTCCTCGTGCAATGAATTGTGCAGGATCTACATTGATACCAATTTTACCTAAAGCATATTGTGCAATGAATGAAGATAATAGTAATCCAGCGGGTGTGTTTGCATTAAAGTTTCCTAACTTAAATTGGTCAAGGAATTGCCCAAATCCACCAAAAGCACCACTCAATATCCCCCCAATGTTTCCGCCTATTGCCTGCTGTGCAAGTGGAAGAGCACCAAAGAATGCAGCAGCTTCTACAGGATTGGCACGATCTTCACCCCAACTTACACCATTTGAGATCGCTAATTGATTTGGTATTGGCAATTTCACCACTCCTATGAAATCTCTAAGATTTGAATTTCTAGTTAATCCTCCAGTTATAATATCTGCAAAATTTGAAGTAAATTGATTTTGCCCCGTAACAAAAAGCTTTTCTTGAGGAGCTCTATACGTAAATTGCTCTATTAATACATGATCTTGAGTGTTATTATAATGTGCATCTTCTGGATATTGTATAATTACTGGTTCTGCTTTACCTGCAGGATTTAAAGATTGAATTGTTTTTTCAGAACTACTTAAAATTTCCTTTACCAACTTTGGATCAAGAGTTATATTTTGTCCAGCAATAGGAACTGGTGTAGGAACATTGTCTGTCAAATTTGGATTTGTTGCTGGTGCAGTTCCTTGTGATCCTGTTGCTGGTTTAATTGGAGCATAATAATTGTTTGTGCCTGCAGTCGCTGCTGCTTGAGCCATTTCTGGCAGAAGGTTTGGTTTTGTTTTTTGAACAACTTGCTTTAATCTAGAAACTGATGCTTGGAAATCTACATCAAAGTTTGGATTTTTAGACAAATCTTTATATTCTTGGCTGTCTGTCCTTACAGGTACATCATTTGTAATGTTTTGAACTTTTACAGGCTTTAAAAACGTGTTATTTGCAATATCCGTGCTATAAGCAACTCTATACGTTTTGCCGTCATATGTGGTATCGAAATATCCTAATGCTCCTCCACCTACAGGTTTTGGCATATTTTTGAGTGCCATTATCTTAAACTCCTAGGATCGACTGGAACTTCTGCACCACGAAAACTTCTAACAAATTCTTCCGCAGACAATAGTGATGCAGATTGCCATTCTTCCATTGCTATATCTATGAAGTTACTTTCTACTTCCGATTTCAAGTATTTATGGAACCCAGTGCTGCCAAATAAAAATTCTTCCCAATTCTGCACACCACTAGATTGAGCTTCTTGAAGCATATTTACTACATCCATTCTTTGATTTCGTGGATAGTAATGTAAATTCATTCCATAAAAAACTTCATTTGAATTGAGAACAATGAAGCAAAGTGGATTTTTATCATAAAATCTTTTTTCTGCTGTTAGTGCTCGATAGCGAAATAGAACTAAATGTCCCACTTCAGGAATACTTGTAATTTTTGATTTTGGAAATTGAGACTTATACTCCAAGATCGTGCTCCGTTAGAATTTTAAATTCCCATTTTCTATCATCACAGTATTCTTTTGCTGCTTCCCACTTTGCCATATTTTTAGCGTATTCAACAACTTCACTAATATATTTTTTTGACTTGCTCTTTTGTGGTGTAGGACCTTTTACTTGCTTTGCTGGTTTTATTTCAATCAAACTTTCTACAATTTTCCCAGACGTATTTTTGTATTTGATATAAAAGTCTGGAAAATACTTATGATATCGATTATCAACTGGAGATTTATAAGGTATCCAAAGTTCTTCCGATGACCAAATTAAAATATTTTCATTTTTATCACAATAATTCATAAATTTTAGTTCCCATAAAGATCTATAAATGATATTTGTGGGATCGCCTTTGTATTTTTTAGGATTGGAAGGTCGAAACTTTCCCTTATAACTCATACATAGTATATAAACGTCTTCTATTTAGATGACTAGAGAAAGTAATTTAGAAGCAACTAGAAATAGGATTTACCTTCCTACATCAGAACTTTATAGGTCTAGTATAAGTAAAACTGGATCTGGTATTGTTCCTGCATTTAATAATCTTTATGATGTGTGGATAGATTTTGGTAGTACCACAACTGACAGTGGTAATAGTTTATTGGGATTTATTAATCAGCATGGATTTTACGATGCTAGATCGACAGAAAATCCAGGAAATTACTTAGCGTTGTTTTGCTCAGAAGCAGTTCTTCCAGGGTCACAAATTCAAACCTCACAAGTTGATGGATTGAGACAAGGTGTATCTTCAAACTATGCTATTTTTAGAAGATATCCTGATATTACATTAACATATTATTCTCAAAAAGATTATTATACAAATGAAGTTTTCAATGCTTGGATGGAATATATTTCACCAACTACATTATCATCTGGTAGGCATGGTGCAAATACTCAACAAAGAAAAAATGATCGTGCTGCATATAAGAAATTAAAATATCCTCTTAGTTACAAGTGTGATATTCAAATCACTGCATTTAGTGGAGATATTCTTCCTGAGAATAATCGATTAAAATCGACTGATAGTGTTAGAAGTTCTGCTAGAATGTCTAGTAGCATTACATATCATTTAATGGATGCATTTCCTGTCAATATTGTTGCTGCTCCATTGGCATATGGTGATGCTGAATTGATTAAAACTGCAGTAACATTTAAATACGATTATTATTATACTGATAGAACTTCTAGATCTTTTGATACTGATACTCTTGTAAGATCAGATTTTGGAAAGAACGTTAGAAATCCATTCTAAATAAAGACAATGATGTGAATTTTTATGCCATTACCTAAGGTTGTAACTCCTACATTTGAACTAGATCTCATTTCAACTGGTAAGACAATTAAATATCGTCCATTTCTCGTTAAGGAAGAAAAAGTTCTTCTGATTGCACTTGAAAGCGGTAATGAAAAGGATATTTTAAACGCTGTAAAGGATGTTTTAAAATCCTGTGTTCTTACTCGTGGTGTAAAAGTAGAAGATCTTCCTAGTTTTGAACTTGAATATCTTTTCTTGAATATTCGTAGCAAGTCTGTTGGTGAAAGTGTAGAACTTCTAGTTACCTGCACTGACGATGGAGAAACTCAAGTTCCATTGTCAGTTAAAATTAATGAAGTAAAACTTGTTGTTCCTGATGGACATAATGATCTAATTGAACTTGGCGGAGGATTATTCATGAAATTGAAATATCCTTCAATGCAACAGTTTGTAGAGAATAACTTCTCACTTTCAAAAGCGGGAACTAATTCAGAAAAAATTGATAAAGCGTTTAAGTCTGTAATCTCATGCATCGAACAACTTTATAATGAAGACGAAGCATGGTCATATTCAGATTATACTGAAAAAGAATGGATTGAATTTCTTGAGGGATTGGATAGTTTTCAATTCCAAATGATTGAGAAGTTTTTTGAAACAATGCCAAAGTTATCATATTCTACAAAGATAAAAAATCCCAACACTGGTGTTGATACTGATGTCCTAATTGAGGGATTAACAAATTTTTTCGCATAATGCTATATCATACAGATATGACTTCATATTTTGAAGATAACTTTGCGTTGATGCATTATCATAAATGGAGTTTATTTGAAATTGAAAACTTGATGCCTTGGGAAAAGGAAATTTATATCAAATACCTAGAGAATTATTTGGAGAAGAAAAAGTTAGAGGCAGCACAAGCAGCAAATGCAATTAGT